GGAAGCGAGCCAGCAGCACGGGCCGTGGCGCTTCACCCGATCCCAACTGCTCGAATGCTCGCTGGTCAGTGTGCCGGCGAACCCGAATGCCTTGGCTCTGTCCAAGGATCTGCCGCGCGATGTCCTCGCCACGGTCTTCTGCAAGCCAGCAGGAAGTCCCGACGAGCTGCGTGCGTTTCCCGCCAAGCCAGGCGCATCCATGGAAACGAAAGTAACGAAAATGCAAACCCAGACTATCAGCCAGAAGATCCAGGCGGCACAGCAGAACCTCGGCATGTTGCGCGAGAGCCTGAACGACCTAGCGGCCAAGCCCGAACTCGATGCCGACGAGACCAAGCGTTATCAGGAAGACCTGCCGGCGCAGATCGAGTTAGTGCGCCGCGAACTTGACGCCCACCGCCGCGTCGAGCGTTCGCTGGTCGACGAGCCGTCTTCTCCGCTGCAGGCGCCGCAGCCGCAACAGGAGGTCCTGCCGCCGATCGTTTCGCATGCGACGACGATGTCGGAGCACGACGGGCGCAAGCTGTTTGCGGTGCCGAAGAAGAATATCGCCGACGGCGATTATGTTGCGCGCGCCTTGGCCATCTGGACCAAGCAGCATGTGACCAAGGACCCGTTTGAGAAGATCCTGCGCGACGGTTACGGCAACGACGAGAAAACCAACATCGTGCTGCGCGCTGCGGTCAATCCCGCGATGACCACGGTGGCGACCTGGGCGGCAGAGTTGGTGCAGACCTCAAACGTCGACTATCTCGATCGGCTGATCCCGAACTTTGTCTATCCGCAACTGAAGGCGATGGGCACCAACTATTCGTTCGGCAATAGCGGTGTCCTTAAAATTCCGGTGCGGGCCAACACGCCGACGCTTGCGGGCGCGTGGGTTGGCGAGGCCGCGGCCAAGCCGGTCAAGCGGATGTCATTCAGCACCGTCAGTCTCACGCCGACCAAGCTGGCGGTCATCTCCACTTTTAGTGAAGAGATGGCTACATACGGCATGCCGTCGATCGAAGGCATTATCCGGCAAGCGATGTCGGATGATACCGGCGTTGCGCTCGACACCTACCTGATCGACAACGTCGCGGCCTCGGCCGGTATTCGTCCGGCCGGTCTGCTCAACGGCGTGACGCCGATCACCGCCTCGGCGGCGACACCGGCAACCGCCGCGATGGTGGCCGATCTCAAGGCGCTGGTCGGGGCCATCACCGCGCTCGGCGGTGGCGGGCGTGGCCCGATCGCCATCCTGGTCAATCCTGCGCAGGCTCTCTCGCTGTCGTTTGCGCAGACGACAACGGGCGACTTCCTGTTCCAGGATCAGGCGCAGGCGGCCAGCAAGTTTGGCGTGCGGTTTATTGTGAGCGCCACCGTTCCGGCCGGGCGGGTGATCGCCGTCGATGCGGCCGACTTTGCCACCGCGTCGAGCAACGTGCCGCAGTTTGCGGTGTCGACCGAGGCCACGCTGCACGAGGAAGACACGACACCGCTGGCGCTCGGGTCCGGTGCACAGGGCTCCGGCGTTTTGGCGGTGCCGATGCGCTCGCTGTTCCAGACCGACGCCGTCGCCATCCGCATGTCGCTCTACGTCTCGTGGGCGATGCGCCGCGCCGGCATGGTGCAGACCATCGCCGCAGTGACCTGGTAGGAGGGAACCACATGGTTGACGAAACCAGACACATCCAAGTGTTGCTCGGCCCCTATCGCGACCATCGGCTGACCGTTTCGGCGGCCGACGCCGATGCCGCGATCAATGACCACTGGGCGGTAGACCCAAATGTTCTGCCCGATCCCGATGATCAGCATCCGCCGCTGACCGAGGAGGAGCGGACGCATGCGCTTGAGGCCGCCACCACCTGGGCCAAACTGCAATGGGACACGGCACAGGGCATTACGCCGCCCGACCCGCCGCCGCCGGAAGGCGGCGAGGGGGGAGTAACGCGCAAGCGCGCCATGAAGCCGGATGAAAGCGGCGAGTATAAAACCCGCCACATCGACAAGACCTGATGGCTTCCATCATGCAGTCACTGGCGCGGGTATTCACCCCGCGCCAGAAAGCCAACCCGGCGGGCGAGGGTAACTATCACGCTGGTCCGTACACGGTCGGCGGTGGAATACTGCCCTCGTCATGGGGGCAGTATCTCAATTTCTGGCAGATGGATCTCGATCCGCTGCAGGCGCCGGGCTGCGCCACGGTCGAGGCTTGCGTCTGGGCCTACATTCGCGCCATCGCGCAGTTGCCCGGCTATCACAAGCGCGAACAAGACAACGGCGGCACCGAGACGGTGACCACCTCGGCGCTGTCGCGGTTGTTGCGCACGCCGAACGGCTATCAGACGCCATCCGATTTTCTGGTGCATCTGGTCCGCTCGCTGCTCTACACCGGCAACAGTTACTGGATAGCGCAGCGCAACGATCGCCAGGAAATAGAGGCGCTGCACTGGACCGACCCGCGCGCATGCCACGTGCGCGAGGTGAAGGTTGCGGGCCAGGTCTTCAGCGAAGTGTTCTATGAGATCGGCGACAATCCACTGCTTAACGTGATGAGCCTGGCGGGCAATTCGCTGATCGTTCCGGCGCGCGATGTGTTGCACGTGAAACTGGCCACGCCGCGCCATCCGCTGATCGGCGAGACATGGCTGTCGGCGCTGGCGCCGGAGATTACGTCTTATACGGCGATGAGCAAATCGGCGACGACATTTAACGGTAACATGAGCCGGCCCAGCGGTGTGATCACCACGGATTTGCAAATCAAGAAAGCCGAACTCGACCAATTGCGCGCCACTTGGGACGAGCAGGCAAGGGGGATGAATGCTGGCGGCACACCAATTCTCACCCACGGCATGAAGTTTCAGCCGATCTCGATCTCAAACCAGGATGCGCAGATCGTCGAGCAACAGAAACTTACCGACCAGAAAATTGCCTCTGTTTTCGGCGTTCCGGCGATCCTGCTCGGCATCACCGACACCAGCACGCAGAAAACCGCCGAGGCGCTGATGGCCGAATGGCTCGCCTCGGGGCTTGGGTTTGTGCTCAATCATATCGAGGTGGCGTTCGACAAACTGTTCGGTATTGCTGCAGTCCCGGCTGGACGCGAGTGGACCGAATTCGATACCCGCGCGCTGTTGCGCTCGATGTTCAAGGATCAGATCGACGGCCTGGCGCGATCGGTTCAGGCGGGCATTCATGCTCCGAACGATGCGCGCCGGATCATGGGTCTGGCCGCGGCCGAGAATGGCGACGAGCCGCGCGTGCAGCAGCAGATGGTGCCGCTGAGTTTCGAGCCGGCGCCGCCTGCGCCTCCGCCGGCGGCCACTGCCCTCCCTGTGCCGCCGGTGGGGGACCAGGAACACGCACCCAAGGCCGACGAGCAGAAATCCATTAATTCGGATCGGGCCGTTGCCCTATTTGCGAGGGCTGCATGATGGACGATCTGCAGACGGCATTCGATCGCGGTTTTGATGCTGTAAAAGCCTATGTCGATGATGCGCTTGGACGGCTCGCCATGCGCCTGGCCGATCTGGAAGCGCCGCTCGATGTGGTACCGCCGGATCTCGCCGAGCAGCTCAAGGCGGCGCAGCGCATGCTGGAGCAGCCGCCACTATTCGAGCGGCCGGTTGTGCGGCACCTTGCCGGCGTCATGATCACGCGCGCTGGCGAACTGGCGGTCTCTTATTCGGACGGATCGAGCGATCGGCTCGGCCTGGTGATCGGCCCGGCCGGTGAGCCGGGGCCGCCCGGCCGTGACGGTGCTGCCGGCGTCATCGGTGAGCGAGGCGACGAGGGGCCGCGCGGGCGCGACGGCATTTCCATCACAGGGGCGGCAATCAATCGCGACGGTGAGCTGATGCTCACGCTTTCGGACGGTACGGTGCTGACGCCGGGTCGTGTCGAGGGTCGCGATAAATGAACCAACGCCTGCTCATGAAGTCGGTTGACGGCCAGGGCCGCACCGACCAGGTCGCGGTTTGGTCCGGTGGCGGCACGCTCGCCGGCAGCGAGGATCTGATCCTCGATGACAACGGCCGCCTGAAGAACAAGGGCAAGCCGGTTGTCACCGAGGCGCCGCAGGACGGCAAACTATACGGCCGACGCAACGCGGAGTGGAAACCCGTCGAAGGCGGCGGCGTCTTCATTGGCGGGGGCGACAGCGGCGGTGACGGTGGCGACGGCACGCAGGGACCGCCAGGCCCGCCTGGTCCGCAGGGCATCCAAGGCGTGCCTGGTCCACAGGGGCCGCAAGGTATTCAGGGCGTACCCGGTCCGCAGGGCGAGCAGGGATGGCCGGGCTCGGATGGTTCGGTAGGCCCGCCAGGAGCGCAAGGCATTCCGGGGCCGACCGGCCCCACTGGTGCGACAGGTCCGGCGGGCGCCGACAGCACCGTGCCGGGGCCGCAAGGGCCAAAGGGCGACACCGGATCGACCGGCGCGCAGGGTCCGAAGGGCGATACCGGCATCCAGGGGCCACAAGGCCCGACCGGGCCAACCGGGGCCACTGGTGCAACCGGAGCGACCGGCGCGGCCGGCACCACCGACTGGGGCGGCATCACCAACAAGCCGGCGACGTTTCCGCCATCGTCGCATGTGCATCCGATCAGCGATGTCACCGGATTGCAGACTTCGCTCGATGCAAAAGAAAATCTCGCAAACAAGGGGGTTGCCAACGGCTACCCGTCGCTGGGCGTCGACGGCAAGGTGCCGGCCGGGCAACTGCCTCCACCTGCTGATGTCAGCAAGTCTTATGTCGATGGGCAGGACTCACTAAAGGTCAATAAGACTGGCGACGTTATGTCCGGCACGCTGAACATAGGCCTCGTCTCTGGGGGCTACAATATTGGGATATATTCTTCGATCAGAACATTCGGGATTGCCATCATAAGTGGCACCGGAAATCTAGGCATAGATGATGTCAGCGCCGCCAAGCAAACCGCACAATTCACCGTCTGGAATGGCACCTACTCGACATTACAACTTCCCAATATAGGCACAACGGCTGCGGCTGGTAATTGCAATATTACTAGCGGGCTTTTTGCTTTGTCCACATCGTCGCGCCGGTACAAGACGGACATTCATCCTCTGACCAAGGCCGACGCGGACAAGATGCTGCTGCTGGAGCCTGTCACTTACAAATCTAAATCAGAGGTGGATGATCCTCATCGGACATGGTTCGGCTTCGTCGCCGAGCAGGTTGCCGATGTTGAGCCGCGACTGGTGCTCTGGGAATACCTGCCGGAAGACTGGATCGAAGAGCACGAAGAGGGCAAGCCTGCCGCGCGTAAACTACGCAAAGGCGCCGTCAAGGTGCCCGATGGTCTTGCCTATGATCGCATAAGCGTACTCGCGGCGTTCAAAATGAAAGAGCAAGAGGCGCGCATTATAGAGCTGACGGCTAAATTAGACGCCGCGGTGGCCCGCATGGATGCGTTGGAAGGGGCGGCAACGCCGAGGCCAGCATGACAACACCACAATACACGATGACCGAAGCGATGGCCGTGTGCCTCGCCATGTGCCTGCGCTGCCTGGAGGAGATCCGCGCGCTGACGCTCGTTCCTGGGCCGGCGGGTGCGCCAGGGCCCCAGGGGGAGCAGGGAATACCGGGCGATCCCGGCGAACGAGGCGAGAAGGGCGATCCCGGCGCGGCCGGCGCCGAGGCGCGGCAATGGCGGCATCGGCGCAACTATGCCCCGGCACAAATTTATATCGGCGGTGACGTTGTGGCCCATGACGGTGGTTCGTGGCTTGCGCTGCACGACGAGCCGGGGCCTTTGCCGGGCGATGGCTGGGCGCAACTCACCGTGCGCGGGCAGCGCGGCAAGCCGGGCGACAAGGGCGACCGTGGGCCGGCAGGTGCGGAAGGCCGTGGCATTGCCGAGCTGTACGTCAGCGAGAACGGCGAGACCCTGGTGGTTGCCCTATCGGACGGCACGGTGCGTGATGTCCCGTTGGTGACATTGCGATGAGCGGCAACTGGGGCCACAGTTTTGTGATCCTGCAGTCGACGGGCGAGATCGAGACTGACCTGGTGACGCTGGATGATCTCAAGCTCGAGCTTGGCATTACCGGCACGGCCGAGGACGCAGCGCTGGAGGCGCGCATCACCCGGTTGTCGGAACAGATTGCGGAATACTGCGACCGGGTGCTGGCGCTGATCGATGTCGAGGAAACTTTCGCTTTTTACAGCGGTGGCCGGCTATGTCCGTCCGCCGGATCGTACCCGGTCCCGCTGGTGCTGATGCAATACCCGGTGACCGAGATCGCATCCCTGACCCGCGACGGCGCCGCCATCGATCCGGAAGAGTACGATCTCAACGCATTAAGCGGCCTGCTCTGGCCGCGCTCTGGCTCGTGGGGCGGCCGCATCGTGGCGCAGTACAGCGGCGGCTATGACCTGCCTGAAGGCGCGCCGGCGACATTGCAAAGCGCGGTGATCGAAGCGGTGCGCCAGCGGCGGGCATACTCGTCGCGAGATCCGTCCATCCGCGAGGTCTCGCACGATACCACGCGCGTCGGCTATTACTCGGAACCGCTCAACTCGACCAGCGGCCTGTCGCAATCGGTGGCCGAGTCGATCAATCTGTTCCGCCGGCAATATGTCTGACCAATCACGCATCATTACGGAATATTGCGAGGCCACACCATGTCACTAACAGGTTTGCTCTTAGGCCTCATCAACATCGCCATAGTTGTCGCCGTCCTGGTATTGATCGGCTACATCGTGCTTTGGCTGATGAATGCCATCGGCTTTGCGGTGCCGGTGATGGTGCAGAAGATATTCATGGTCATTGTCGCGCTCATCGCACTCTACATGATCGTGGCTCTATTGGTCGGCGTGCCGACGCTGCATCTGGTCGGGCCGCTGCGTTAGATGAGCCTCGACTATGGCGCCCTGCTGTTCGATCCGGTCTATGCCGAGATCGGCGTGCCGGCGACACTGACGGCGACCGGCGGTGCCGATGTAGCGATCACCGTGATCGACGACACCCGCCCGAAGCCGCTGCCGGCTGGCAGCGCGGAAGTGCGCGGCATGGGGCCGGGCGCTTTCGCGCGCGTTCCGGAACTGACGAGTAATGGCATTACGCGCGACGGCTACATGGATGCGGCGCTCGCCTTCAATGGCCGCACCTGGATCGTGCGGTCGTATGAGTTGCTCGGCTCACCGGCCGGCGAGGACATGGGCGAGGTGCGCTTCCTGCTGAAAGAGGCCGCGCCGCCGTGAAGGACGTGCGCGAGGACATCCTCGCGCGGCTGGTCGCCGTCGCCGGCACCGTGCCAAACATCCGCACGGTACTTAGAAACCACACCGACGTGATCG